GACAGTTCCAATTTGAATAGTATCCTCTCTTACGAAAGTTACGTTATTCCCATTTTGACTTAAATATCCAACCGAAAGACCTCTAGGCAGCGAAATTACATTTGTTAAAACTGCGGATGAGTCTCCCGCACCAGACAATCCAAAATACATTCCGCTAAACCCGATATTCGTTGCGTAAAGCTGTCCGGTTCCAGAAACAAAAATTATGCTTCTTCCAGAAGGACCAACTGGTAAAGAAATTGGAGAAGTTAAAGTCGCAGATGCATCCCCAATTCCAGAAATACCAAAATAAACTCCACTAGTCCCTCCGTAAGTTGCGCTTCCAGTCCCCGAAGCAAATATAATACTTTTACCTTGCGCGCCGGTTGATCCACCAGTAGGAATAGAAATCGTGTTTGTATTAGTTCCGTTTGATAGATTGAAGAACATCCCGGTTCCTCCAGTATTCACAGCCCCAATAACAGAAACTCCAGTGCTTCCGGTTGGTCCAGCGGGGCCAACAGCAGAAACTATATCCAAATTAACATCAATAAGAATATTTGTATTAAAAATTCCGCTGAAGACTGGATTTCCTTCGACCATCTTGCAATAAGCCGAATTACAAGCATAAGGGCTTTGCACATCTACTTTAACAACTCCAGCATTTCCATTATAATTTAGAATTTTTCCATTCCAATATGTGCCCGTATCCGCTGCGACAAAAAGGATTTTTTGATTTACTCCATAAGCTAGATTTTTAAAAAAATCACCACTAAATTCCAAATCATCATTCAATGTAAAAGTCATTGGAGACGGGAAAGTTATCGGTGCGGCATTGTTTTGCCTTACGGAAAGTCCTATATCATTTGAAAAGAATGAAGTTTTATAAACATCCCCTTTTGGTCCAATTGGTCCCACTGGACCCGTCGCTCCACTTGGACCTGGCGCGCCAGTTGGCAACGGGAATGGATTAGTTTCTGATCCTCCAGAAAGAATATAAATATAAGCATTTACTCCAGCCCCAGAAGCCAACCGAACTCCCGTTATTGATAGTCCTGGATCCCCTTGTGGTCCAGAATCGCCCTTATCTCCTTTTATTGATTCTCCTGGAGGGCCGCGCAATCCACTTGGTCCAATTGGTCCTGGAGGAGCAGAATCAAATGTAAGGATTTGCCCAAGAACATAGTATTGATTTAAAGAGGGCTCATCCCCTTGTGGGATGAGGGTATCCGGTGCTTCAAATAGTTCAAAACCATATTTTAATCCGGTGACGGCATCATATCTTAAAGCACCAATTAATCCATCTAATTCATAAAAGTGATTAGATAAAACACTTTCGATGTCAACTTTAACGGGCGCATTTTCTGCCCCTATATATCTTCCAGTTGTTACGCCATTATTGAAAAAAGTAAATTTCAAAAATCCTAAAGGAAAGCCATTTTCGCCGGTCGACTCTAGAAAATTTGTATTGGTACCATCAACAACTAGAGTACCAATATCGCCATAAGAAAAATTATAAGTGAATCCTCTTATTAATTTGAGAGTAGGATTATATCCACTTGCTTGAAGTTGATCTATAAAAGCTCTAGGAGGAGAATTTTCGCCCGTTCTGAAACCCGTTGGAGGTCCTTCAAAAACAAAAGTAAATCCTCCAACTGGACCAATTTCTCCTTTCTCTCCACTTGAGCCACTAGGAAGTTCGATAAGAGTTCCAGTCGAGTTATCGCTAAACAAAAATCTAAAACCTTTTGCTCCGCCAAATTCTCCTGTTCCAGAAGGTAAAACGCCTGTGACATGAATTCCTGTGCCTCCAGAAGGACCAGCAGGCAAAGATATAACATCCGTGAAAGTTATTTCTGTATCATTTTTACCAGATAAACCAAAACGAATTCCGCTTGCACCACCATTAAGAGTCCCCACAGCTTGAACGCTAATAATTGCTCTGCCAGACTCGCCAGTAGGTCCAATCGCTCCGGTTGCGCCTTTTGGACCAACAACGCCAAATCCCAAATCGCCCGTTAAAGAAACTCCATTTATTTTTAAATCTCCATTCAGAACGGAAAGAAGATTTCCACCAATGTAAACTCCAGTCGTGTACAAATCGCGGAATGGAAAACTCAAAGATCCCAAATCTGATTCTCCACTTGACAATGGAATAAAATGTCCCGTGATTCTTTTATCTGAAGAAATTTCTAAACCTCGACCGGAAATAGCGTCAAAAATAAAGCCTGACAATTCGGGCTTATCTAATTGTTTTATTCGGATAAAATTATCTGGCATACCTTAGACCTTTTTATTCATTACACTAATATATCATCATTGGGCTGAAACCATCATTCTTTTTTTCTAGTGTTTTAGTTATATCAAAGTAACATTTAACAAGCCAATTAGACAATACTAAAGCAGTATAATTGTCTTTTCTTGCTCGATTGGGGGAATTTGATCTTTTCAAGTGCTGAGGAAGCTCAAAAGATTGGTTGCCTCTGGCGGTGGTACTAAACTCCACTAAAGCGCATTGTTTTTTAGTTTGGTAAATTAAATTATCTAATTCTTCCAGAAAATCAATAAAACTCCAGTCTTTTTTAGATTCTGGTATTATCAAGTCTAGGGGAACTTTAGCGGAAGAGGATTCGTTAAAAAAAGACTCATCTCCGCACGTATTTGAAGCAAACCATACTCTTTTAAAATCTATATCACCTTGTAATTTTTCATTTGCTCTTCTTATAAATTCAGATTCAAAGACTTGAGGAAAAGCTATGCGTCTATTCTCTTGATTATATTGGCTTCTTGCTTTTCTTAATTCCGCTTCATAATCTGCTCCTTCTGCCACAGAATTAAATTCAAATACTTTGAGTTTTTCTGAGTCATTTTTAACAAATTCAGAATTATTATAACTATCTAAAAATATATCTGCGCCAGCATTATCCACAATCATCATTACAATATTAAAGTTAGTTAGTATATAATGTAAGTATTTTACATGGTTGCTCAAACCGCCCAACCCAGCATAGCAATGAACTAAAATTCCTTGTTTCTTTTCCTCATCCAATTCCATCACAGCCATAGCAAAATAGTCGGCGGAAGGGCTATCATTAAAATTTGGATCAACTGCTAAAACATATTTTTTTCCAGAAGAACCCCTTATTAAAGTGTGAGGTTTTTCAGATTTTAGAGTGCACTCTTCCATTTTTCTAAAACTAAAATAACTATCACTACCATCCGTAAACTGCGCGCAATATTCTCTTAAAAATGAAGAGTTTGAAGTTCCTCCGTTCTGCGCTTCTTCAATAATATTCTTGTCGATCATATCTTGAGGAACCGCTTCGTAGCCCATTTGGGTAACGAAGTACTTTGAGTCTAAAATTGAGTCGTTTGTAATTTTGTTTGTCCAATCTTGATAAGTCTTATAAAGATTTTCAAAAGTATAGCTCGCAGAGGAGAGTGCGATCATTTTTGAATTATTAGGAAAAACTACCCGATCCTCTTCCTTCATCACTCCGCGAGCGATTAATCTATCCTCCTCTTCTCTAATCTCCATTCTTTCTTTAATATTTTGAGGAGCCACTAGAAATGGCATTAGTACGTTTTTAATTATATCTTCTGGAAGTAATAAAAACTCATCGAGTACAAGTACATTCGCACGAAAACCGCGAATCTTTTCTCCATTTAACGGAATTGCTTTTATTGATCCTCCGTTTATATCCCAGCTAAACTCGTCGCCGCGTCTTGATTTCGCTCCAAAACATTGAAATAAAAGCTCCGCACCCTTGGCTTCTGAAAATTTTTCTATGTTATTAAAAATGTTTCTTGCGGTTCTGAATGTGGGACCAGCGATTAATATTTTAGTGCCAGGTTCAAATATGCACTGTAAAAAACAAAATACCGAAGCGGAAAAAGATTTAGATAATCCGCGCCCAAGCACAAGCATGCTAAAATTTCTATTCATCATTCCCTTGATCATTATCTCTTGATAAGGGGCGAGCTTTATTCCCGAAATTAATTCTGTAGTAATTCCTATATTTGCTCGTAAAAATTTAGCTAAAGAAATTCTAGCGTCTCTTTCTTTTAAAGAGCCTTCTAATTTTAGCATCTCATCATTTACATTAGTGATGATTTTT